GATGTTGTTAAAATGAATATTCTTCCCAATTTACCAGTTGGATTTGGAAATAGTTCTCCAATATCAGTAAAATATAATTCACAATATGAAAAACTATTGTTTAATCCAATTACATTTGCTGCTTCTGATGTAGAAACAAATAGAATTGATATTAATAATCATGGATTTAAAACTGGTAATAAAATATTTTATGAAGGAAATGCTACTGGATTAAGTAGTGGATCATCATATTTCGTCTATGAAGTTAGTGATAGATATTTCCAATTAGGTGAAACTTATAAAGATGTTACAGTTAATCCTCCAAGAATCTTACCAATAACGGCATCTACAGGTGGATCTGGTCAAATTATCTCTTTAATTAATCCACAAATAACTGTTGTTAAAAATTCTAAATTAACCTTTAATTTATCGGATACAACATTATCAGGATTTGATTTTAAATTGTATTATGATGATACATTTAAGAGTGAATATAATAGTGCACAAGATACAAATAATTTTAATGTAACTTCACATGGAACAGTTGGTCTTGGGACTAATTCGTCTGATCCAATTGGTGCTGCTGTAACTGTATCATATTCAACAGAATCTCCTAAAATATTATACTATTCACTAAAGAAAGGTGGATATATTAGTACTGCAGATACAAATGTTGTTGATAATTCAGAAATAAAATTTATTGATAGTGCTTATAATGGAGAATTTAAAGTATTTGATATTACAAATGATACTTTTAAAATTTCTCCAAGAAGAACACCCGAATTTTTAACTTATGAGGCAAGAGATTGTGATACTATTGAATATTCTACTAGATCAAAAAATGTCGTTGGTCCAATAAAGGATTTAAAAATTATATCTAACGGATTTAGTTACAAGGTTTTACCTGGATTTACATCAGTTACTAGTGTTAATGGTAAAAATGCAAATATTGTAGCGATTTCAACTTCAATTGGTAGCATCAAAGATGTTCGTATTGTTGATATTGGATATGAATATTCTTCAGATAAAACATTAAGTCCAGAAGCATTTGTTTCACCTGTTGTAAACGTAGATAATCTCGATATTATAGAGTCAATTGATGTTGTTGATGGTGGAAAGGAATATACTAGTCCTCCAGATTTACTACTCTTTAATCCTGTTAATAACACTGTAGTTGATTCAACATCATTAATTGCCAAGGTTCCTAATCAAACTATTTCTGAAGTTGAATTATTTGTACCAATTCAAGGATTACAATCGGTAAATCATTCTATTATAGCAATTAATAATTCTAATGGTGTTGGAATAAGATCTATGGAGAGTAGCACCTCTGGATTAGTTACTTGTTTCTTGGATACACCACTTAATGGATTCTTTACATCACCATTTACTACTGGAGATAGAATATTTGTTGAAGGTATTCAACGTGAAGGTGAATCTGGAACTGCAGTTGTTGGAGTAGGTACAACTGGTGGACAAGGTGGTATTGGAACTTCCACTTCAGTTACTGGTGATGGATTTAATTCAGAAGACTATAACTATAGATTCTTTGATATTGTTGAATATACAAATAGCAATCCTGCAGTTTTAAAATATAGTGTAGCAGGATTAACTACAAATCCAGGTATTGCAAAAACTTTCCAATCTGGTTATGCATCTTTAATTAATCAGAAGAATTATCCAGTTTTAGAACCAGTACAAGTAAGGGGTGAATTTGAAATAAGTGAAAATATAAGAGTTAATACTGGGATTGAATTTGTAGATACTGATTTAATTGTTACTGAATCTAGAGATGATTTTATTAAGATTGATGGTAATTATCAATTAAATACTGGTGATAAAATTAAAGGAATTGTAAGTAATGTAACTGGCGAAGTTGTAAGTGTTATTGATAAGAAAGCGAAGTTTAAAATTGATTATTCAAGTAAACAGAATGTTGGTTGGAATGATGGTATAGGAAAATTAGATGAAGATTATCAAGTTATACCTGATAATGATTATTTCCAAAATTTATCATATACTGTTGAGAGTTCAATAGAATGGGATAAAATCGTTGATCCAGTTGGTAGATTAGTACATCCTGCAGGATTAAAGAATTTCGCAGATACTGTAATCGAATCAACAACTGAATCAAGAATTTCATATGGCACAACAACAATCAATAATATAACTTTAGATGTTGTTAATGATCCTGAGAGAGTTGATGCTATTAATATATTTGATCTTGCTAATGATTTTGATACTAGAACATCACAATCTAAGTTCCTACAAGTATCTAATAAGCAATTAACTGATTTTAATAAGTGTAAGTCAAATAGAGTTCTTATTCATGACGATATTAGTAGTAAATTCTCAAGTAAAGGATTCAAAGCATCAACAACTGAATTAGAAGAATTAGATAGTTCATTCTCACATTATTTTGTACAGATAATAGATCCAGATACTCTTGATACTCAAGTTTCTGAATTAGTTGTTTTAACAGATACTAATAATGCATATTTGTTAGAAAAATCAACCGATTTTACAACAATAAAGTTGGGTGATTTTACAGCAGAATCTGATCCAGTAGATGGAAGAAAAACTTTAAACTTCTTCCCAACCGAAACATTTACAAAAGATCATGATCTTAAGATATTAAAGACAGACTTTATTACTGATCAAGTTTCTGTTGCATCTACAAATGAAATTGGACAAGTAGAATTATCATCTGCAATTGTTGGTGTTGGTAGTACAACTGTAGGAGTTACAACAACTACTATTGTTCAATATCCTAAAACTGATTTTAATGGATTACACGCAAATTTGATTATACAAAATGATTTCACTAAAGATATAAACTACAGTGAAGTAATTGTTGATTTTGATGGTGTAGATACTTACATTGCTGAGACATTTATTGATACCAGACAAACCTCAACCAATACAACTAAAGTTGGTTTAGTCACTGCAGTATTTGAAAATGATACAATTAAATTACAATGTCTTAATGACCAAGTAAACACTCTTACTGTTAGTGCAAATGTTGTAGGATTAGGAACTACAACTACGGGAATAGGAACTCATAGATTTGCAGTTGAAGGTCAAGGAGCTGGTGCAGAAAGAAGTGCCAGATTAGACTCTGGTTATGCAACTGGAACTGGATCACCTATTCAAATAATATCACTTAACAAGGATTTGGATAGTAGTATTAAGTCTCTTGTTAGAGTTTCTTGTGGAGAAACTTCTGCCATTCATCAAATAATTGGATTAAGAGATGTTGATGATATTTTAACTGTTCAGTATCCTTTTGTTTCTGCTGGATCAACAACAGGTATTGGTACTTTTGGTGGAGAAATAAGTGGTAGTAACATAAACATTAAATTCTATCCAGATACAGAATATGCATCATTAATTGAGGTTCAATCATTTAATCAAATTCTTTATACTACAAACGACTTTGATAATACTCCTCCAGTTTATAGATTTGGTTCTGCTGAAAAGAGATTATTCTTATCAGCATATGATGGACTTAATGGAAATAGAGCTAATAAAATAGAATTTAATCTGACTCATGAAGGTGATCCAATTTATAGTAAATCATTTAATCCTGCAAATACAGGTATTTTAAGTGCTACTACGGGCATATTTACGATTGACAATCATTTCTATAATAATGGTGAAGAGTTAACATATACACCAAGTTCAACAATTATTGGAGTTGCTGCAACTGCAGTTTCAATAGCATCTACTGCGAATACTGCAGGTATTGTAACTACTATTTTACCTACTACAGTATTCCCTAAAATAATAAATGAGAGACAATTCCAATTATTTACTAGAAAAGAATATGTAACTGCTTCTGATGCAACTCCAGTGACAATTACTGGATTTGGTAGTGGAAATGCTCACAAATTAGATATAACCAAAAAATTAGAAAAAACTATTATTGGTTTAGATGGAATAGTACAACAACCGATAACATTTACTTCAATTCAACATACACTAGATGGTGCTATTGGTTCTGGAACTACTCAGTTTATACTAAGTGGAATTAGTTCAGTGCAACCTAGAGATGTATTGAAGATTGATAATGAGTATATGAAGGTTGACCAGGTTGGATTTGCAAGCGTCCAAAATGGATTTATCAATGATTCTACTGCAGTTTCTCTTGGAATCGCTACATTGCCCGTTGTAAGGGTGCAGAGAGGATCATTAGGTATAGGTGCAACTCCACATAGTGATAATGTTAATGTAAGAGTTCATAGAGGATCATTTAACATTGTAGATAGTACTGTTTATTTCCTAGATCCACCAAAAGGTAATACTAGAACAAGAAGAGCAGATGATAATTTGCCATTTGTAAGAGCACAATTTAGTGGTAGAACTTTCTTACAAAGTGATTATACAAAGAATATGCTATTTGATGACATTTCTGATGTATTCACTGGTATAGGAAAAACATACACACTAACTGTAGGTGGAGGAAATACTAGTACTGGTGTTGGAATTGGTAATGGTGTATTATTCATCAATGGTGTATTCCAAACACCTAGAACAGTTAATAATACTGGTAATAATTATGAATTTGAAAATGATACAACTGCAGGTATTTCAAGTGTTGTATTTACTGGAATATCTTCTGTTAATGGAGACTTTATTAAATCTGATTTTGATATTAACCAGAATCAATTACCTAGAGGTGGTCTAATAGTATCTCTTGGATCTACTCCTGGTTTAGGATATGCTCCTCTTATTGGTGCTGAAGTTAGATCTAGTCTTAGTACTAGAGGTTCTTTAACCTCAATTGTTGGTATTGGTACCTCTATTGGATCTCTTGCCAAGATTCCTGCTAATTCTAGATTAGGTATTCAAACTGCAGTATATGATTATATAACTGGAATTATTACAGTTACAACTAGTGGAGTTCATGGATATTCCTTAGATTTCCCATCTATGGTCAAATTGAAGGATTTAGAATTTACTTGTGCCACTCAACACGCTGGTGTAACAACAACATTCTTCCAAGATCATGAACGACCACTTCATTTGGTTGGAATAATATCTGCAAGAACTTTTGAAGTTGATGCTGGTATTTGTACCATCCCACATAATTACAAAACTGGTGGTAAGGTTTGGGAGTTCTACAATGATTTAACATTTGGTAGTGGTTATTATGGACCAGTTTCAATTGGTGCTACTGATATTGAATATGCACATAAATTTGCAAGTTCATCTAACAATTCAATTACTGCTAACACAGGAGCACAATTCACTCCAACTGCATCAAATTACACTTCTTCTACTGGAAAATTAAGTTTGACTGTAGGTACTCATTCACTACAACCAGCAACTAAGCATACTGTAACTAATGCTCAATATGATGCTCGTGTTGGTATAATGACTGTTACTGTTGCAGGTCACGGATTTAATAATGGAGATTTTGTTAAATTTGCAGATAATTCATTAACATTCAAATGTTCAATGGATAATAATACTACAAATCATACTTATCCAAGAGCATCAGACCCTAATAGTAATAAATGGGTTGCAATTTCAAATAAAACTACTAATACATTTAGAGTAAATGTTGGAACTTCACCTATAGTAACCTTTACACCTACAGGTGCTGATTATAATCCAATAACAGGTTTAATGGAATTAGAGATTGGTGCTCATACATTGAAACCAGGTACAAGTATAAGAATTGCTGCTAACTCACTTTCATTTACTTGTGATACTGATAATAATGCAAGTACTAAAACTTATCCAAGATCTACCGATCCATTTTATAATACTGCTATTAAGATTATATCTTCGACTAGCACTAGTATTACAATTCAAACTCTAACAACAGTACCATCAACTAATACAGCTAGGCATACATTCTTAACTGCTTCAAGTGGAGCAGTCATTACTGGTGGTGAATATGTACATACATTTGTTGGAAGTCAAGCAGCAGCAACTAATGGACTTGCAAAGGCAGTTAATACTGTTCAAATTGCAAATAATTCTTTAGGATTTACTTGTTCTAGAGATAATTTTAGAGGAATTCATACATATCCTCGCCCAACGGATCCAGCATCTGGAGTAAGTTTGGGTATAGATGAAATAAATTCAGAAGCAATTGTTGTTAATGTTGGTTCTGGTGGTGGAGGTGGAACTGCTGCAGTTCTTAGTGGTAGAGTTGCATTTAACAAGCATAAGTTTGTTAGTGCAGGTATCAATAGTATTACTGTTACAGGTGGTTCACCATTAACTGCAACTGATGCAGATTATAATCCAGAGACTGGTGAATTGGTAGTAACTAAAGCATCTCACGGTGTTGGTGGTGCAAGTACAATTACAGTAACAAATGCAGCATATAATCAAACTACAGGTGTTTTAACACTTACAAAGAACTCTCATGGATTTAGTGTTGGTGATAATATTCTTATTACTGACAATGCATTAACATTTACTTGTACTAAAGATGGTAATGCAACAAATCATCCATATCCAAGATCTTCAGACTATGCTAGTGGTAAATGGTTAGCAATTACAAATAAGACTACAAATACATTTAAAGTTAATGTAAATCCAAATCCAAAAGCACCATTATATGCACATACATTTGTTTCATCACAAACAGTTGCTGGTGGTATTCAAAAATCAAATGCTAGTGTTGGTATTCAAACTCATAGTTTGGTATTTACCTGTGCTAAAGATGCTTTCCAATCATTACACGCATATCCAAGACCAGTAGCAGGTGATGGTAATCCAGATCCATCACATAATACAACTCTACCAGTTGGTTTAGTTACACCAAATACATTTAGATTACAAGTCGGTAAATCACCTTCAGGAACTGGCGGTTCATTAGAGATTGACATTAATGAGGTTGGTGGACATTATGTAAATCCATTAATTCAGACTGAAGATCCAGTTTATCAAAATCTTCCTATTGTAGGTATTTCTAGATTGGGAATTGGTAAGACTACAGAGACTGGAAAGAATATGTTAGTTAGTGCTAGTGTTGGTGCTGCTCAAACTACAGTTGGTATTGGATCTACTGGATTTGGTATATACGACTTTAAAGTGACAAGGGATGGACATTCATTCAATGTTGGTGATAAATTTAAACCAGTTGGACTTGTAACTGCTTCAAATTTACAAAAACCACTAGATGAATTTGAATTAGAAGTAGTTGAAACTTATAATGATTATTTCTCTGCTTGGCAGTTTGGTGAAATAGATTTCATTGATAATATTAGGTTATTGCAGAATGGAACTAGAAGAAGGTTCCCATTATTCCTAAATGGTCAATTGATTAGTTTTGAGAAAGATGATAACGATTCTAGATCTTCGGAAATTGATCTTGACTCAGTTCTTTTGATATTTGTTAATGGCGTTTTACAAACACCTAAGATATCTTATCAATTTACTGGTGGTACAACATTCTTATTCACAGAAGCACCATCATCAAGTGATCAAGTTGATATCTTCTTCTATGTTGGAGATAGAGACGTTGATATTGAAATAGTCGATGTACAAGAATCTATAAAAATTGGTGATGATGTTAGATCATACAAACATCCAGACTTTGTAGATACTAAAGATCAAGAAAGAACTAGAATTATCAAGGCACTTCTAGGTTCTGATATAATTGAAACTGACACATATACTGGTGTTGGTATTACTGAAAACCAAGAAAAACCATTACAATGGATTAAACAAAAAGTTGATAAGATTATTCAGGGTGAGATAATTAGTAAAGCAAGATCAAATATTGAAGCACAAATCTACCCTACTGCTAAAATTATTGGTGATTTAAGTACATCATCTGGTATTGGTGGTGTTAATGGAATATTTGTTGATGATGCAGAATCATTCTATTATGAAGATACAGATAATCCAGCATTAGATGCTGTTGATAGATATGGAATTGGTATTAATGCTATTGATGCTTTAATTATTGAAGGTGATAATAGTTTAGTAGGTGCTGCATTTACTGCTGTAGTTTCTGCTGCAGGAACAATACAAGGATTAATTACAACTAATGTAGGATCTGGTTATACTGCTGGTCCAATTCATATTAATATTTCTGCTCCAACTTCAATTGGAGTAGGTGTTGGAACAACAGCGTTTGCTAAAGCAACTATCACTGGTGGATCCGTTTCATCAACATCAATTGAAAATATTGGATTGGGATACACATTTACTTCACCTCCACAGGTTATTATTCAACAACCACAAGTACTTACTGAAAAAGTTAATACATTTGAGAATGTTGAAGGATATACTGGAGTTATTACTGGTATTACAACATCAAATGGAATAGGTGGACATTCAACTGCACTTCGATTCTTCTTTAGAGCAGATAAAACTGCTAATTCATTAAAAGCTCCAGAGAGTGGTAATGATGGATATCCAGTATTCATAACAGATACTAAAGTTGGACATGGTGTGACCTCAGTTAATACTCATAATGATTCTATAGTTAGTGTTGGTACAACATTCTTAGATAATATTTACATAGTACATGCAATTACTTCTTCAGGAGAAAATGGTGAAATTGTATGTAATGTTGAGAATGGATCATCTATACTTGGAATATCAACTGTTGGATTCCATAATCCAGCTATCACTGGATTAACAACATCATTAGGTAGGTTATCTTGGGGTAGAATATATAATGGTGTTAGAGGAACTACTCCTATTTCAATCGGTGTTACTGGATTTACTGTAAATTCTGGATTAACAACCTTCCCAACTATTCAAAGAAGAAACTTCAAGGATACTTCCTTGAAGGGGTTAAGATCTACTGGATCTTTGAGAGTCTTTGGACTTCCATAACAAATCACTATAAATAGAGAAAAAAGTTAATTACAATGTCGGCAATTGTTACTGATCAATTTAGAATTCTAAATGCAAACAATTTTGTGGAATCAGTAGAATCTGATAACAATTCATATTTTGTGTTTATTAGTCTTTCAAATCCAACAACTGTTGGGTATGGAAGATCTTCTGGTTGGCAATCAAATACACCTGCACCTGTAGATAATTTTTCTTATAGATCGCATGTTGGCGATACAATGATGTTTGGTAAGAAGATATCTTCCGCAAATATTAGAAGAATTGTAAGAAAGGTAGATTGGGTTGCTGGTAATAGATATGAAATCTATAGGGATGATTATAGTGTAAGTAATCCTAGTCCAATAAATTCTGCTGCTAGATTATATGAAGCAAATTATTATGTAATAAATTCTGATTTTAAAGTATATGCTTGTATAGACAATGGTGGTACAGGAAGTAATCCAAAAGGTAATATTTCACAAGACGAACCAATCTTTACAGATTTAGAACCAACAAAAGCTGGTAATAGTGGTGATGGATATATTTGGAAATATCTTTTCACAATTTCACCAAGTGACATTATCAAATTTGATTCAACTGAATATATAACAGTTCCTAATAATTGGGGATCAAATACAGATTCTGGTATTAGAGCAGTTAGAGAAAATGGAGATT